GCTATAAAGAATATAGGCGCAGGTATTGCAGGCGCATTTTCTGGTAAAGGGTATGATGCTGGTGTAGCTGGACGTGATTTTGAAAAAATAGCCAAGCCAGTTGCTGCCAAAGTATATAAGCAATGGGTTGCACAATGGCAAAATGATCCTGAGATGCAGTCTAAAGACACTCCACCAGAGAAAAAAGATGCACAGTTACGTGCGTTTATAGATAGATTTCGTACTAACACTCCCAAAGAAAAATGGGACGCAATGGCTGGTCAAATTAAAGGTATGGGTGCAGATGTCCGTGCCGCACAAAAGTACATTGATAAGCTAGTTAGATTAGAAATGTCAGCTACTAAAGCTCCTGAAGGTGGAGAAAAACAAGGCGGAGGTGAAGAGAAACCTGCACCTGGTATGCAAGCAACTCAGAATACTGATGCAACAAAAGTTGCAAAAGGCACAATATTTTCAATTAAACAATCAGGTGGCGGTGAAGCAATGTATCGTTGGGACGGCGGCACTTGGTCAAAACTATCTAACACTGGTAAATGGCAATCAGGTCAGATCAAAAATGATCTAGCATTTAAATTATATCTTGCCGCTGTTAAACAAGGTACAGCAATGTCTCCAATACCAGGAGATCCTAATGCAGGTGCGGCATATGTTGATCCAAATACTGGTAAAAAGGTAGATCCTGATGCACCAGCTACTCCTGCACCAGCAGGACAAGCACAAGCAGGACAAGCACAAGCACAAGGAGATGCACAAGCAGGTAGTACAACTCCTCAAGTTGATGCTAACAAAGATGGCAAAGACGATAACACCGGCGAACCAATAAAGCAGACTGATGCTAACAAAGATGGTAAAGATGATACTACTGGTGAACCGATGAAGCAAGTCGATGCTAACAAAGACGGTAAAGATGACAATACCGGCGAACCAATGAAGCCTGCAGATGATGCACAAGCACAAGGAGATGCACAAGCACAAGCTGGTGCAGTTGATCCGAAACGTCTTGAAGGTGCTAAGACAAGTATTAGCACAGCAAACAAAGCCTCAATAGATGCGCTAGCAAGACTACTAAAAATAGAGAAGGCCACGTAATATGAAAATTAATGATTTTAAGCAAACTGAACAGCTAAAACTTATTGAAGCTAAATTCGTTCGTGGTCGTAAATTGCTCGACAATATGTGCGAAGGGTTGGATGCTGAACAGCGTCGTATTGTAGAAGGTGTTTATGCATCTGCTATTCCGTTGATGAAAGAAACAGTTATTGCAGAAGCCGCAATGACATCAGATCAAATTGCACAACTTTTTGGCAATGCAGAAAAAGCGGCTACAGCAAGTGGTTCTAATAGAACAGCACTTGGTAAAGGCAAAGATGTTACAGATGCCGCTGGCAAAATGCTTAAAGATGCGGCACTTTGGTTACAAGACACTGCACCTGTACAAGCATTTGACAACAAGTTTGAACAAGGCAAGCAAGCACTAAAAACTAAATTAGGAAACAGCGCAAGCGGTCAAAAAGTACTACAAAGTGTTGAAGCACTAGGAAATTATGCTAAAGAGAATCCAGGTAAGACTGCGTTTGCTATTGGTATTTTAACAGCAGTTGCTTCTATAGCAGGCGGACCACTAGGCGGTGCTATTGCTGGTCAGGTACTACGTGGTAGTATGGAATTAGTTAAAGGTGAAAAACTTTCAACAGCTATTGGTAAAGGTCTTAAGGCAGCCGCAATGGGCTTCTTGGCAGGTAAGGCTTTTGAAGCTATTGGCGATATATTTGGAGACTTTGTTGAAGATGTTCAGTATGGAGATCTCGGAGAATTCAGTGAAAAGGGTACACTAGTGTATAGTCACTATGGATCTGCCGATGTTGGAGGAGGTAATGTATACAGGGACTGGGTTTTTGATACAAACAAACTCAGTGGTATCTTAACACCAGACCAACAAACTGAAATTACAGATTACTTTAATACTATTCAAAAGGTAGCTAGCGATAGTATTGGAGATTCAACAGTTTCTTCCAAACAAGCTATGGAAGATATCCGAGGTATTATTAGTAAACTTGGAGATTTGACCAAACAGTATACCGAAGAAAATATTGCAAACAACCCAGGAGTTGAAGAATATCTTGAAACCGGCACAACCGGATTACTTGATAGTATTGAGCAATGGACTGACATAACATCTGCTAGTGTGCAAGGTGCAGTTACTGGTGCAGTATCTAAGGATAAAGAGTCAGGCACAGGCCCAGGATCTCCAGCAACTAAAGGTGATGAAGCGGCAATAGAAAAAGCCGCAGAAGAAAATGATGTAGAAGGCGTAGCAGTAAAAAGCAATACCGAAAGTGTTGAAATGTCTGAAGCACAAGTTCGTCAATTGTTTGTTGGTGCTAGTTATATAACAGAAAGCCGTTTAGACGAATTAGACTTTGGTGCTATTAAAGCAAAAGCTGGTCAAATAGCAAAAGCTGGTATGGCTAAAGCACAAGAAGTTGGCAAGAATATGACAACTCGTGTTACTACTAATAAACTAAACAAAGCATGGGAAAAAGCAGGTAAACCAACAGACAGTGCAGACATCATGAAGATTTTGCAAGATAATGGTGTTGAAGCTGAAGTAGCTACACAAGCATTTAAAGATACTGGTGTTGAAGCTCCACCTCCTGTAGAAAAACCAAACGTAGATGCTAATAAGTTAGCTGACTTTGTTAACTCTCTACCTGAAAAAGAAAAGGAAGAAATTAAAAAATTAGTTATTGCTCGCCAACAGGAGTTAGCAACAGCATGAAGCTAAATGAAGGCGGAAATATCTTCAAGGACGCAGACAAGAATCCTTTAACACAACGCATCAATCGTGCTGATGTTGAGCCTACAGTGCGTTGGTTAGAACAGTTAACAGGACTTAGTCTAGTAGATAACATGTTAGGTACAACTGGGCGCAAAGAAACATCAGGTGACCTAGACCTAGCAGTTGATGTAAACAAGATTGACAAAGACACACTTGTACAGGTATTGTTGAAAAAAGGTGTAGACAAAGCTGATATTAAAAAAAGCGGCGACAGTGTACATCACAAAACACCTATCAATGGCGATCCTGCTAATGGTTATGTGCAAACAGACTTTATGTTTGGTGAACCCAAATGGCAACATTTTAGCATGCAAGGCGGTGCGGAGAACAGCGAATACAAAGGCATGCATAGACAGATTCTACTAAGTAGTATCGCAAAAGCAATGGGCTACAAGTGGAGTTATAAAAATGGTCTTATGGATCGTGAGTCAAATACTACTCTGGACGGTGGTAAAAATCCGGCAGTTATTAGCAAAACACTAGGCATTCCTATTGCTAAACTAAACAGCGTAGAAGATATTATTGACTCTATCAAAGGTCGTCCAGACTATCAGCAGTTGGTTGCGGATGCTAGAGAAGCTCTAGCAAGAGATAACCTAACACTTCCTGAAAGCGCAGGCGATCATGCACCAGTTGGCACAGCCGCTTGGTTTAGGAAGTTTGTGTAATGGCACTGCTATTTGAATTTATTGACACACTGGTAGTAGAAGAAGGCCCACGTATCCAACACCCAGAGGATGCAATTTTCCAAGGTGCTGATTCAGCAAAAAAGTTACTAGATGCACTGGAGTTTGTGATTGACGATCCAGGCAGTGTTAGCATCAAGTGGGATGGCGGCGTTGCACTATTGTTTGGTAACCGTGATGGCGAGTTTGTTATAACAGACAAGTATATGCCCAACAAAGGCGTATTTCCTAACAGCCCAGAAGCATTTAAACAATATGATGTAGAACGTGGTGCAGACCGCAGTGACTTATATGAAAAGATTCAAGGCATTTGGGAAGGCTTACGTGCCGCAGTAGGTAGCACAGACGGATTGTTCAAAGGCGATCTTATGTGGTACGGCGAATTACAGCCCAACGCAAACGATCAATATGTGTTTAGACCAACCACAGTTGAATACAGAGTTCCTGCTAACAGTGATCTTGGTAAAAAAATTGCTGGCAAACGAGCAGGCATTGTTGTGCATGCATTTGATGGTCAACCTTGGGACGGCAAAACAGGACTCAGTGCAAACAGTGATGTGCTAATACTAACACCTAAGTCTGGAGTTGAATTTAAACTCAACAACCCAGTACGTTTAGTTGCCGCCGCTAATAAAGCTGTTAACACAGATGGACCAAAAGCACAAGAGTTTTTAGATGGTATGCCCAAAGTAGTACGTGCCGCAATACAGACATATATGAACAAACAGATCACAGGGCAAACCAAAGACAAAATACAGGATTGGCTGACAACTAAACTTAGTGGCAAACAGCAGATAGCAATGCTAGATCCTGAAAATGGTTATCTACTTCAAAACGCAGATGGCTTAAACGCACTATACAATGTATGGAACAGCGTCAACAATCTTAAGGTTAATATAGCCGCTCAGTTAGAAAAGCAAGTAACAGGATTTGAACAATGGAGTGGTGGCAAGCAGGAAGGCGAAGGTTTTGTGTTCAACAGTCCTGCAGGATTGGTCAAAATCGTCAATAGATCGGGCTTTGGCGCCGCTCATTTTAACAAATAACTAAATAACAGTGTAGAGCTTCACGAAGCAACTTGCGATTTTTTATCAAAATGATAAATAAATGCATAGAGCTTCATTTTCGAAGTTCGCTAATTTAAGGAGAAACAAGATGGCATCAGTTACATCAACAGGCGCAGTTACCGCAGGTAACGGCTTAGGTTCAACAACTCACGTACTTTCAGTAGCAACAGGCACAGACATGGCAGGTTGCGTAGCAGAAGCACAAAACGAAGGCTTCACAGTAGTAGCAGTTGAAGGTACAGCAAACGGCAATCACTTTGCTATCCAGGGTACTGGTACACCAAGCATCACAAATGCTGTTCTAGTTGTAACTTTCACAGCCGCTAACTAATAGCGTAACTGTAAACAGTTCAGAAAAGGGTTACTTCGGTAACCCTTTTTTTGTGGCATAAGTATCTATATGGAGAGTTATCGATTATACACGCTGGTAGATATCACTGAAACAAATGTAAGCCGAGGTTCTGGCAACGATCTAAAGCGAGATCAACAGCGTAACTTTCAGAGTCTTGTGCAAGTACTAAGTTTGCGTACACAGCCGCTAAACATCAGCATGCCAATAAGACTGATAAATGGCGATGATTATATCTCACTGACTGGAGACACATACAAATTTGGTAGTATGTACGAAGGATCACACAAAGTTTGGAGTCTAGATTTTAACATTGAGTTTGATAACTTGTTTGAAGATAACAAAGGTAACCCTGTAGGATTATTATTAGAAGACCTGAACGAAGTTCCAATTATCAATGGACTGGAAGAAACTGCTAGGTTCATATTGCCTTGTTTCTTTAGTTACGGTGTTTGTAAAAATATCGAAGTACAAAAAATTCTTAAACAGACAATTTAAAGATAATTATCAATACATATAAATAATTATTGCATAACCATTATGGCACACACAAGGCAATTCTTAAGGCACACTAGTATCAAAAAGCCCAATCAAAAGGAGAATTGTCTTGGCAACTGCAAGCATTGAAAAGAAAAGTCTGGAAGCGCATGTTGAACTCTGCGCTGAACGCTATGATGCCTTAGAGGCAAAATTGGATAATCTTGACCGACGAGTTGAAAAAATCGATACTAGTGTTGAAGAAATTAAAAAAGCCATTCATGGTTCGGCGCTCGGCGCCAACAATAACCTAATTAAAATAGGTACAGCCCTAATTACAGTATTAATCACAGCCGTTATTGGCCTTATCGTTAACCTAATAATGACCAACTAAAATGAAGATAGTAGAACTTATCAATCATATTTCTGTTGCTCTGACCAACGAAGAAGCCGACGTGCTAGCCCAGTTTACGAACAAACCCGTTGTTACAAAGAAAGATTTGAATGAACGCGAGCAGGTGCTCGCAAATCAATTAGTCGTAAAAGACATTCTAACGAGGCGAAAAACAAATGGCATTATCGAATACTGTAAGAAAGACGGTAGATCTTAAATCCATCCAATTAGCTACAGTTGACACGGTTGCGGAACTAGCCGCAATCAAAGTCGCACGATGGCAGAAACGTGAAACCGCAAGACTGCTCTCAACTCAAAGCAACAACGTTTATATCTTTCCTACCAAACGCGGATACAAAATTGGCGGGTATACTATTACAAATGCTGAAAACTATTGGGAAGTGCGTAGCAGAGGCGAATGCGAACGTTTTTCTACCAAAGCTCAGGCAGTTATTTGGACCACACTGTCACATAAAAGTAAACATACTTTAGCCAGAGAGTTTAAAGACGCCCAACGTTTAGTAGATAAGTACTTGCAAGATATTATGTATTACAAACATAGTATACGCTGTTCCAAAGATGATTTTCGCAGAGGTGCTCTTTGGAATCGCGTAGAGGATGCGCTGTTCCATTTACAATTAGCTCAAAATAACCTCAGAAAAACGTTGAACTCTGCTAAATACATAAAACTTTGGGAAGAGAATAACCATGAAAATTTCAGAGATCGGCCTCAAAGCCAACAGTAAAAGAATTAATAAAGTAGTTGAGAGCCGTTTCGGACTCGCTATAGACTACGATACACTAACTATTGACAAAGCAAACAGTTTAGTTGAAGCTATCTCTTCTAGTCTATCACAGTTTTCCAGAAGCCACAATATCCATCAGTCACAAAAGAATTCAAAGTACATGGAATTTTATATGGTTAAGGAAGGTTTGGAAGCATGGCTAAAAGAGAACAATGGTGTTGAAGAAAAATTAGAACCAGCACCAATCGTTGAAAGCGAAACAGCTAAGAGTGAAGCTATTCTAGCAAGTCGTGATATTGTTGACAGTATCCAAGACATGATGGAAAAGATTGGTAAGATGCAGAACGAGCAGATGCCAGCACTACTAGATGCTATTCGTGATCAGATTAGTTCAGAACAAGCAGACGCATTTAAAACTTCAGTAGACCCAGTACTAACTCAGTTAGAAGATAGTTTACGTACTAGTAGAGAAACAGTTGATGCGGCAGCAAGAACACTAGCAGGCGAACAAGTAGATCAACCAATGGACATGCCAGCAGATGATGCGGCGGCTCCAATGGATGCAGAAGCTCCTGCTGAAGAACCAGCAGTCGACGCTGGCGCAGAAGGCGATGCAGATGCAGGCGCCGCTGATGAATTTGCGGCAACAGACGCCGCCGCAGGTGACGACGACGCTGGACGTGAAGAAAGAGCATAAACATGAGATTGAGCGAGTTTAATATAAAAGCTCTTGATGCTGATATTATTGAGGACGATACAGAAGATCGCGGCGACGATAACTTGATTACCGCACTGACATTCCTTCGTAATAAAAGCAGAGATCAACACCTCAACCCAAAGGTGCGTGTTGATAGTTTAATAAACATGGTAAAAAACACAGGCGCAGATTTATTCAATCTAGATAGTTTAACAAACTCATTTAAACAAAACGAAGCAGTTAAAAGTTTAATCAAAGACATTAAAGATGACGAACAAGGCGTTAAGTACGTCTTTTTAAAGACCTTTAGTGACGACGACGTTGAAGAAGAACCAGCTATTGCTTATGGCACAAAACAAGACAATCCAGACAAAGTTGTTTCACAAATGGCAGACAGGGCATTAAAAACATGATTAATTGGATTAAAAACAGAATTATAGAACGAACAAGCTGGGACGGTGCCGCATTGATTGCAGTCGGACTAGTAGTTCTACTACTTGGACCACTTGCTAAGTGGGCGGCATACGCGGCTATTGCTTATGGCGCATGGACTCTTTGGAAACAAGAAGACTAAAGAGTTTTATGGGGCATCCATCCCCGTAGTGGCTAGAACCCACATCGGACTTCTAAAAGGAGAAAACAAATGGGAAGACCTATTAATAAAAGATATTTCGGAACACCAACAGCTGGTGGAAACGAAATCAAAGTTCAGTTCAATGCTGGAAACGGCTCTACACCAGGCTATATCGTAAAGCAGACTGGTTCAAAGCGTTTTAAAGTTTCCAATGCTGGTGGCACAGACACAGGTACTTGTTACCTAGTTGACGCCGCATCAGCTGCCTTAACATCAGGACAAATGAGTATTACTGTTGATGACAACGGTACAGCTCGTCAAGTTGTTAAGATCGCAGGTCGTAAAGTTACACTAGACAACGGTTCGATTGTTTCTTGGGACTTCACAGGTACTGGTGATACAGTAGCAGTTGAAGAAGCAGGTACAGGCATTGGCGCAGGTGTTGATGCAACTCTTGGTACAGTAGATGACGTACTAACAGGTGCTGACGATACTGAAGGCGATGGCTAACATCTTTTAATAAAAGACTTGTAAAGGGCTGTACTTAATTGTACAGCCTTTTCTTTTTTATTGACATAGATCACAAACGAAGGTATAATACTAGTATGTTTACTGTAACGCAAAAAGCAGCCGATCAAATTAAGAAAATATTAGATAGCGATACTACACTAACAGGCGTAAGTATTTCTGTCAAACCCAGTGGGTGCAATGGATATTCTTATAATATCAAACCTTGGGTACAGATTGATGAAGATGAAGCACACTACGAAGACAAGAATGTAAAAGTTCGTGTTATGCCAGGAAGTGAGCCTTTCTTACACGGTTGTGAATTAGATTATGTTGTAAGCCCTGATGGCTTTACTGCACGATTTGATATTATCAATCCATTAGAGGTTGGACGTTGCGGTTGTGGAGAAAGTTTTAACCTTGATAACCCCAAAATTTGATTATACTGCATGCAGTAGAACAAACATAAATGGCAAGCGTCATTATTGTTTACCCGACGGAAGCCGTGTACCTAGTGTTACAACAATACTAGACATAACCAAACCCGCAGAGAAAAAACGTGCGCTGGCTGAATGGCGGAAGCGTGTTGGTACAGAACGTGCTCAACAGATTACTACCGAAGCCGCTAACCGTGGCACTCGAATGCACACCTATCTAGAAGGATATGTAGAAACTGGTGAACTTAAAGCAAAGCCCAGTAATCCGTTTGCTTGGCCCAGTCATGCTATGGCTAATGTTGTCATCGAACAAGGACTAAGCAAAGCTGACGAGTTTTGGGGCAGTGAAGTTCCATTATACTTTCCAGGAGTGTATGCGGGTACTACAGACCTAGTAGGTGTACATCAAGGTGTACCAGCTATTATGGATTTTAAGCAGACCAATAGACCTAAGAAAGAAGAATGGGTTGAGGACTATTATCTACAGCTATCCGCATATGCACTAGCACATAATGAAGTACATGGCACAAATATTAACAAAGGTGTTATTCTAATGTGCGTTAAACCCAAACTAAACGAGTCTGGAGCAATTTTGGAAGAACCTGAATATCAAGAGTTTGTTGTGGAAGGCGAGAAATTTGATCATTGGCAAAATCAATGGTGGAAACGTTGCGAGCAATATTACACAAAAATGGCTAACAACGAATTATAAACTAAGGTAAATAGTTTATAATATGAATCGTTGAGGAATTACAAT